ACGCGTGCGTCGGTCGCCCGCCTTACGGATACCGACGCACTGACGCACTGGCTCCTACCAGCGCGCCAGTGACGCACAGTGGCGCAGTCGGTGTCCGTAAGCCGGGGTCTGGCTCGCCGAGTAAGCGACGCATTCCAATAAAAGAGACGGCGCTGAATGTGCGCAAGAGGCTGCTCCAGGAGCTCGAGGAAGCGAATGGTGAAACCGACAGGACATGGCTGGCGTATCGCCCGCTCAAAGCAGAGTTCGATCACTGCGACTCCTTGATGCGTGAATGGGCAGATGCGCGCCAGCACGGGAAGCTGTTCCGATATGACGCCTGGATAAGCGGTCTGGATCACCGCATGAACGCCGGTCACGCCGCACATCCCTTCAAAGTGGAATGGCAACAGGCAGACGGATGGCGGAAACGGGTCGTCGAGGAGCTTAGAAATATTAACGAGGCGTTAGAGAAATGACCACCCTAACCCACCACCCCGAGTGCGAGTTCTGGCACGACTACACCAACCGGGATTGCTCCTGCGGCCTCGTCCAGCCCAGGCCAGAATGGTCCAGCCTGGTGCCGTGGACCGCCGAGGCCATGGACGAATGGCGGGCAACCGTCCGGGCAAAGCAGGAGAAAAACGGTGCTTGACGCAACCACCATGCCGGTTATACAACCCAACCAGCACGATGTCGGGGCACCTCGATCCTCCCCAATGTCGTGCGGTAGCCGTTGGTTCTGCGCCTGGGTCCACGAGGACGAAGAACACCGCGCAGTCCAGCATCTCAACCGCCAGGCATTCCAGACCTACCTGCCGCTGCTTCTGGAGCGTCGGCAAATTATCCCACTCTTCCCGGGTTACCTGTTCGTGGCATTTGATCCAGCCGCCGACCCTTGGGGCAAAATCCGATCCACCCGAGGCGTCGGCGGCCTCATCCAACACGCAATCGGCAAACCTACCCCACTCCCTATCGGAGAGATCGAAGCCTTGATCCAACGCACCTCCACCCGCGGCGTGGTCGATGATCCAGGCGATGCGCCGCCTGTGGGCCTCGCACACGGCGCCAAGGCGTCCTGGCGTAACCTAGGGGCGCTCAGTCGCTCCGACCGCCTAGCGGTGCTCTACAGGCTGTTTGGGGCTGGGGCGATGGAGGATGCAGCGAGTGGCTGACGCGGAGAATACAGTCGACCGAGAGATGGACGACACGCAGGTCGAGTTGGTCAAGCCTGATGGCATGACTGATACAGACTGGGAGTTCTGGCGCAGGCCGGAATGGACGCCAGAGGAAATCGCACGGATACGGGCGCGGGAGGCCGGGTGATGTCTGGCCGTGGTCGCCCGTCGCTCTACACCGAGGAGATCGCCGAAGAGATTTGCGAGCGCATGGTGCAGGGAGAAAGCTTGCGCATCATCTGCGAACGCGATGGAATGCCGGCTGAATCAACCATTTTTAAGTGGCTTTTAAAGGCGCAACACCCTGAATTTGTAGAGAAATACACGCACGCGAGAGAAGTCCAGGCGCACCAGATGTTCGAGGAAACGCGCGAGATAGTGGATAGCGAACCTGACCCGGTTCGCGCCCGTGTTCGCTTCGACCAGCGTCGCTGGGCTGCCGGTCAACTTCTGCCGAAGGTTTACGGGCCGCGCATGGAGATCGACGCGAACGTGCGTGCTCAAGTCGTAACTGCCGAGCCGTTGAGCGAGGACGAGTGGCAGGCGCAGCATACGAAGGCCAAGGAATGAGCGAGCATCACGAGGATGATGATCTCTTTGTTGATTGGGCTGCGATAAATACAGCACTCGATGAGCAAGGCCGACGGATTGCGCGAGCGCAAGCTGAAGACAAGATTCGTGATGAGTATCTGTATGCCGTAACGCGACTTACGATTCGCATCGGGCTGATGCATTGCATAGTTCCTTTGTTCCCCTGTGTAGAGGACAAGGAATGAATGCCGCTCGACGACACATCACCGGCCGTAGCCTGGCGTCCACAGCGCGGACCGCAGCATAGCCTTGTCACATGCCCGTATCCCGAAATCCTATTCGGTGGCGCGCGCGGCGGCGGTAAGACTGACGGGGTGCTCGGCAAGTTTGCGTTGAAGGAAATGCGCTACGGGCGCGGCTTCAATGCGGTGTTCTTCCGTCGTGAAATGCCACAGGCTGACGACCTGATCGAACGCGCCAAGGAAATCTATCTGCCGACTGGCGCTGAGTGGCGTGAGCAGAGTAAGCAATTCCTGATGCCGCACGGCGGTCGTATTCGTTTCCGCCCGCTCTATAACGTGGCCGACGCGCAGAAGTATCAGGGCCAGAACCTGAGCGATGCTGCGGTAGAGGAAGCCGGCAACTACCCGCTACCAGCCCCGATCGACATGCTGTTCGGAGCGTTGCGGTCAAAGGCTGGCGTGCCAATCCAGATGATCCTGACGGCGAACCCAGGCGGGAGCGGCCAACAGTGGATCAAGATGCGCTACATCGATCCGTGCCCGACTGGTATGGAACCGATCAAGCGCATGAGGCCCGACGGCACGCCGCTAAAGCACAGGGCGATCTTCATTCCGTCCAGGCTACAGGACAACCGGCTACTGCTGCTGTCTGACCCGGACTATGAGGACCGGCTGCACCTTTCAGGCTCCGAGGAGCTGGTGCGGGCGTGGCTGCTTGGTGATTGGAACGTTGTTGCCGGCGCCTTCTTCCCCGAGTTCCGGCTTGACCGCCATGTGATCCAGCCGTTCACGATCCCCACGCACTGGCCGCGGTTCCGGTCATTCGATTGGGGCTCGGCTCGCCCGTTCAGCGTCGGGTGGTGGGCAGTGAGCGATGGCAGTGTGCAAGGTATCGCCCGCGGCTGTCTGATCCGGTATCGCGAGTGGTATGGAATGCAGCCGAACCAGCCGAACATCGGATTGCGCATGACGGCTGAAGACATCGCGCTCGGGATTAAGGCGCGTGAGGCCGGCGATCCAGGGATGATAGGTGTTGCAGACCCGGCGATCTTTACCGAGGACGGCGGGCCGTCGATCGCAATGCGGATGACCGCCAAAGGCGTGACGTTCCGAGCGGCCGACAACAAGCGTGTGCCTCAGCGTGGTGCCATGGGTGGATGGGATCAGTTGCGCGCCAGATTGCAGGGCGACGGAGACGGCAAGCCGATGATGCTGCTGTTCTCGACGTGCCGTGATCTGATTCGCACGTTACCGGCATTGCAGCACGACGTGATGCGGCCAGAGGATTTGGACACTGAGGGCGAGGACCATGCAGCCGATGAGTGCCGCTACGCATGCATGTCGCGGCCCTGGGTGCGGGATGTGAAGGCGACGAAGCCGGTCGATAGCTGGGAGCGCGCGTTTAATCGCAGTGGTGGGACAGTCGAGGGGTGGAGAGTGGCGTGAGCGCCAACGCTTACGAAGACGAGCTGATCGATAGGATTACACTACGGGAGATTGTGGCTACTCTGACGCCCCGTGAGCGGCGCGTGGCTCGCAGCTCCCCGTCCTCCACTTGTAAAGCGTATTCTCTGCCCACCGCCAGCATTCGTCGCATGGTTCTGTGCATCTGGCTTTCTTCTGCTGGCGACGCCGGCACCACCAAAGGGCTTGTTCGCGTACCTTCGCTGGTGTGATCTCATCAAATGAATGGGTCATAGTTGTCCTATAGCACTTCCACCGCCCGTGCTGCATCACCTGATGCATACGACCAGTCGCAGAATCGCGACCCGGTGGCGTATCCGCGCAACCAGGACGATGCTCATACCCGCTGTGTGCGATGGTTCGAGGAGAGCGAGCGAGCATCGTTGAATGAGCGGCTGAGTGCCGAACTGGCGCGAGATTACGTGTCCTGCATTCAGTGGACCAAGCCAGAGGAAGACGCACTGCGGGCGCGCAATCAGCCCATAGTCACCATCAACTACTGCTCCCGCAAGGTGCAGTTGTTGTGCGGCCTAGAACGTAAGGCCAGGACAGACCCAAAGGCATTCCCAAGGACTCCGGCCGAGGAAGACAGGGCCGACGCGGCAACACAAACGTTGCGGTTCATTGCGGACGACTGCGACTTTCCGCTGATCCGCTCTGCCGTTTATAATGATATGCTGGTAGAGGGCCTCGGCGGCGCGATCATCGACCTGGAGGACGACGGCCAGGGCGGCGCCAACATCGTGCCGCAGCAAGTGCCATGGGACCGCATCTGGCGTGACCCGCACTCGCGCATGCCTGACTTCGCCGATGCTCGATACAAGGGGATCGTCATCTGGCTCGATCGCGATCAGGTGGATGAACTATACCCCAACGCTCAGGACGTGTGCGCTGACAGCTTCGCGGTGATCGCGGGTACATATGATGATCGGCCGGGCAACGTGGCCTGGCAGGACACGACCCGCCAGCGGTGCCGTGTGGTGCAGTGCCATTGGACCGAGGGCGGCGAGTGGTGGGAGGCAACTTACACGCGCGCTGGCTTCCTGGTGCCGCCTGCGGTATCGCCGCTGAAGGATCGCAAGGGCAAGTCGGCGTGCAGGCTGTTGTTGCAGAGCGCCTATATCGATCGCGAGAACCGGCGCTACGGAATGATCCGGGACCTGATCTCGCCACAGGATGAGATCAACAAGCGGCGCTCCAAGGCGCTGCATCTGCTGTCCACGCACCAGGTGATTACCGAGGCTGGCGCGGTTGGGGACGAGGACAAGGCGCGGCGGGAGGTAGCCAAGCCGGACGGGTTCATTGTGGTGAACCCCGGCATGCGGTTCGACATCGAAAACGGCGCTGACATGGCCGTAGGGCAGATGAAGCTGCTCGAGCACGCTACGGCCGAGATGCAGGCTTCTGGCCCCAACGCGTCGATGAGCGGCACGGACCCTCGGGAGTTGTCGGGTCGAGCGATCCTGGCCCAGCAGGCGGGCGGCGCGGCGCAGAATGAGCCGCTGGCCGACTCACTGCGCCACTGGTCGCGCCGGGTTTACGAGATGTGTTGGATGGCGGCGCGGCAGTACTGGACGGCCGGTAAATGGGTGCGGGTGACCGATGATCTTGGTGCAACGCGATGGGTCGGCATCAACCGGCCGGTGACGCTGCGCGATGAGCTGGCTGCGCTGCCCGATCCACAGCGCGCGATGGCGATGCAGCAGTTGCAAATCGTGCCGAACGACCC